CTGCTTGGAAGGCAGAGGCACTACCAATATGCAACATCCGCATTGTGCCCTCGGCAGGAATCGAACCTGCGACGCAGACCTTAGAAGAGTCTCGCTCTATCCCCTGAGCTACGAAGGCATTCCATTAGTCGTTTGGAATATCTTCCTCATGCATATTAATCTCTACTAGACCTAACTCTTTGGCCATCTCATGGCCTTCTTCGGACATTTCTATAGTTGCTTCAAGATTATCATTGTATGATACATTTATTAATCCTGCCTCATATAGCTGGACTAATGATCTATCTACATGCTCCTGATGGGCTTCCCATAACTCTGGAGCAATATCTTTTGCTTTTTCTGTAATCTGGAAAATAAATTCTCCATGTTCATCCATTCCAGCTAATTCAACTGCACCTATTTCTAAATACATTGCTAGCTTATCATCATCATCCATGGTATCTCCTTGTGCAACAAGTAGGACTTGAACCTACGATTACCGAATTATGAGTTCGGGGCTTTAACCAACTAAGCTATTGTTGCTTAGAAGTATATTATAACGTGCCGTCTTCATTCTTGTCAATAGTTTCTTCTACTATTTGTTGTACATATTCTGAAAAATGTTTACGTATATTACCCATCGGCCTATAGCCAGCAGATTTCCAGATTCTTTTATATTCAATTACATTAGAGAATGTAGTGGGACATAAAACTATTCCATTATATTCTTTTAATACTGTTGGGAGAGGAACATGTTTGCCACAGCATTTACATTCCTTGGCTTTTTCTTGATACGTACTCATATTATCATCATCCTGTCCATTGCATCTCGTAAAACTTCAGGCATCTTTGGTGCCCTTATCATATTGTATGAGTCAGTTTCTCCATCGTTATCTGTATAGAAGTCGTTGTCGTAACTCATTGATTCATATGTATGTATATTTATTTCTTGGTTTGTGTCAAACTTAGTTCTACTAATAGAATTATAAATAGCTCCACAAACAGCGTCCGCCAAATCTTTTGAACCTTTTCTTGGGTGATCAACCCTATCTCTCATTATTTTAAGCTGAAGCAATTCATCAATTAACAATTGAATATGTGGCCCAGACAATCTTTCTTCTGCCACAATCATAGCCATGTCATCATAATGTTTTTTAGCGACAGATAGAATCTCTGTATTGATGCCGTATTGTTTTAGTTGCTGCATCATATCGTGAGAGTTCCATCTGTCAAAGGTACATACTCGAATCTTAAATCCACGAGTCTTCAAAGAAAGAATATAATCTTTAACTTCGGTAAAATCTACAGACTTATCTGCTGTAGGTGTCCAGTATCTAACAGCATCAATTTCTACAATTGGGGCAGGCTGAGAATATGTATCGGTAACTTTAACGTTTACCCATTTATTAACATGTCCCATTGCTACTGCACAATGGTCATGCTTTTGTGCAAGGTCAACGTGTATAAAGTATTCTTTGTCTGGATCTGGTATAAACCATTCTTCTAGTCTTCCAAAATTATCCACCGCAAGGTGTGCCTTATTAAACGCTTTTTCAATCTTTTCTCTTGACTTAAAAAATGCATCTACGGCATCTGGTGGCATACAAGCAAATCTAGATAATGCATCTAGCGGGTTCGTAAAAAATGCTACCTTAAAGTCATCAATTCTTCTTACTGGATTAACTTCCCATGTTGGTCTTTTAAGTGCATAGACTCTCGGAATCTTATATGAAATTATATGATCTTCTTCCCACTCCACGCTAAACTCGTTACCCTCAGTGTTATCTGGTAAGTCTTCATCCATCTTAAATCTATGATCACGAACTATAGTTTCTTTTTCAGCTACAACCGCATTATATCTTTGCTGAATATAATCGTTTTTATATCTAGGGAACGAAAGCAAAATTACTTTTCCAAAGTCTGGGAAACGGGAGTCCACTGATGCACGGTACATATCATAGATAGCAGCACCTGTTTTTGCTTGTTCGTGCCCAGTAGTATTGTCGATTGCAAATCCTGAAATTTCGTCAAGGATAACTACAATTACGTTATAACCTTCCCAAGCTTCACGCTCTGAGTGACCTGAGTGTACTGTAATAGCCTTGTCAAACTTAACCTCTGAAGCCTTATCATTATACTTTCCTGCAAACCAAGGTGACTTATCAATGCGTGTCTTAAATCCCTTAAAGAATACGTTGCTTGCCTGTTGAGAGTTAATAGCAATGTTAATAATATCAATGCTATCACCTGGCGGTTTTCCGTAGTATGTAGCTGGGTCCTTAAGACATAATAGTAAATATACTATATAAGCTACCGCAATAGTTGAGCAGTAGTCTTTTCCAGAACCTTTCCCTAACTGAGCAACTACTTCATTAGCAGTTTGCTTAAACCTTATTCTTCCTTCTTCTTCTCCGAAAAGCTTGATAAGTGTTGACTCTTTATAAATCTGGGAGCTTTTTTCGATAAGCGTGTACTGATAGTCGGAAAGTTCTGGAAGCCCAAGGTATTCTGGACTTCTAACAAACGTTTTAAGATCGACTGGTTTTTCATCGAACTCCTCTCCATCGAGCATATCGATGAGATCACTAAAATCAAACGACATCGGCTTCCTCTACTGGGACTGACTCGATTACTCCAGTGATCTGAGATAATCTCTTTGCAACTTCCATCTTACACTTAGGGCATGTTGATGTAGTTTCTTTTAAAATTTTAACAAGGATATCTTGCTTGCGCTCTGTCTCTGCAATTTGTGCAGCAATTTCATTGTTTTCTAGTACACCAATAGACTGGAGCATTGCAATTCTTTTAGTTTCAATATCAGCAATAAGTTTTAATGCGCCAGACTTAATTCCTAGCTGTCCAGATGTGTCTGCATCTTCTACTGTCTTCCAGGCTTCTTTGATGAGCATTGCATAGTGTTGATCCGCCCCTGAGATAGCTTCCCTTGCACGATCTCTTATATTGCTATCGTTATGTACAACGTCTTTCCAGTCGTCAATTAGCTCTAGGACTTCCTTGCGCTGCATACCTGTAATTGTGGCGATCTGGGTAGGCGTACTTCCTTTGAGAAGTTCTTCAACCACCCTGTTCATTCTATCGAAATGCTGTGATAATTCTATTTCGCTCATTAGTCTATTATACTTTCAGTCGACTAAAATGTCAATTAGATTTAGCCTTTGCAATCTTATACAATACCAAATAACCAATCAAATCATCAATATCATTGTCTCCAGCGTATCCCTGATTGTTCTTAACTCTATTTAACTTATCGTCAATACGTACTTTTAATTGCTCTGTTGAATCCGCCGTTGAAAATATTCTGGCAGGATCTAAAGCTGAATTACCATACGATATATTTTTTTCAATTAGCATATGTGCAATTTCATGACATGTTGACCATATTTGATTACCAGCTGGTGCACCTACTGATTTTAAATAAAGATCACTGCAATTAAAATTTGTCACGTCTGCGAATACTGGTGTTAGCATTATTTTCTCCTGAGAAGAACATTAACTACATCATGCTCTTTAATTCTATTAAATGTGGCCGCTTCCCCATTTAAAAACTCCATAGTATATTTATCATTTAATTCTACCAAAAATTCATCTGGTTGTCCAGACCCTAGCTCAACCACCAATAAAGGGCACTCCTTTGCTGCTTTTGAAAAACCTTCAAATGCAAATCTTTCATGTCCTTCTATATCCATCTTAATAAAATCAATCTTGCCATCATATAATGAATCTAAGGTATCTGCATGAATTTCCTCTGTATAAAAATTGCCATGCTGTCCATGATTTCCTATCTGATGTTCATTTACTATTCCTGATCCGCCGATGTTTTCTTCCCATATATTCAAGATTAAATTATCTTTTTTATTAGACAACGCAATATTAAATACATCTATCTGACCAGATTCAGAGTATTCATTGAGTACCCTAGCAGCCTCATACGACCTACAAAGTCTTGTTATCGGCTCAAAGGATAACACACGTCCAGAGGGACCTGTGGCCCTTGCCATAACCTCTGTAAAATAAAATATGTTTGCCCCAATATCTAAGCAGGTCCATCCTGGCTTAATATTATTAATCATCCACTGAGTCAGTTCCATATCCCAATATCCGCTTGACTTGCATGTTGCTTGAACATACCTGTCTTTATTGTCTCCCGTATAAACATAAAATGAATCTAAAGCTTTAGAAAATGTAAATGATTCTGCTGATGGGTTACTTGTATTCATCGTTTTTTAATTAGTCCAAACTGATCAAGGTATCTTTGTATAGTCATAGCAGATACATTACACTCTTTAGCTATTTCAGTTATTGTCTTCTTTTGTAAGACATACCTACGATGTAGCCATTCTTTACTCTGATAATATTTCATCGTTCCGTCAATATGCTATTTGAATAATGTGCTATCCCAAATGAATCAGCCACATCAAAATCCGTTAATGATAGGTTATACTTCTTGTTAAAGTAGTCAACCGTTCTTTGCTTACGCATATTACGCAATTGATTTTGATACCAGGAGTCTGCATACCCTGGGCTCTTTAGCCTAATAGCCGCCTTCTCTTCTTTTGTAGGATTCTTGTTTCCTATATATGACTGCCAGGAAGATGGCCCTATTGTAATAACCTTAGCCCCTGTAGACATTAATTCTGCTATAACAACACCATAAACATATGATAGTTTAATTACAGCATCTGCAGACTTTACAAATACTGCTCCTTCAACAACAATATAATCTGATCTAAGTTCTTCTAGCATGGAGGCCATTTTTATTTTAGCATCATGAATCTTCTCGTATATGTCATTGCCAGTTAGGTTGATCTTTCCCCATTTTAATGGTGTGTCATTTTCCATTAAACAAAAAGCTATAGAGTTGGTAGATGCATCTATACCCAAAACTCTATTTGCCTGTGTTTTCTTTAGGCTAGCTAATGTCATCTATCATCCTAAACAACTTGCTTTTGTTTTCAAGATTTATATTCTTTTCGCATGTTGCACATAGATCAGTTCTATTATACCTGCTAAGTTGACACCCACACTTTGAGCATGGTCGCAAGGCACCATTTCGAATAGCCTTTCGCTCATAATACTTTTCCATAATTCTTCGGTTAGTAGCAATTCGGCAACACTCATCTGTGCAATATTTTTGATTATGCGTTTTTGGATTAAAGTCCTTTTTGCATTCCGAATTAGAACAGATCATACAGAAGGAACCTCGAACTTTTCAATTTGAACTGTGCCAACTGGAGTCTCTTTAGAGTAACATTCTTTTTTAACTGGGCAGTATGTACAAGGCATCTTTGATTTTGAAGCACCCGCTGGGCGCATAGGAAGATCCCCATCTTTAAAGTTATCCCAAACTTCACACATCCAGGTAAAGGTATCCTCGATAATCTTTGTGTTTCTTTCATTCATTGAAATTGGAATGACAAGGATTTCTTGAGTATTTTTATTCTCATATAGAAAGAATCCTTCTTTAGCGTTCTTTAACTTCATATATGTTAGCAATTGAAGCATATGATTAGCAGTAGGTTTCATTTCAGACTGTCTTGTGTCCCATACTTCTTGTTTTGCCGTTTTGATTTCACCTATAACGGTTTCACCATCGTACTCCATAATAAGATCTATAAATCCTCTGATAGGCGGATACTCGTTAAGAATCTCTTCTCCGGTCATAAATGGATCAGATGGAC